CTTCTTCCCAATCACGGCTATAACCACGCTGGGAACTGTTAGGCCGGCTTTTATCAAAACGGCCCTTCCGCTCTTTATCGTGAGCCTTGGCCTTTTCGCATTTCTCGCCTGCTTGATGGATACCGCCGCACCAGCCGCAAACTCTTGGCGGCTTGGAAGGCATGGCGGTATCCTGAATTCAGCCGCCCGACTGCGGATAGATACACAGACAGGCGGCGAGCGCTCAGCCAGAGGGGATGATAGCGAGCGCGAGTATTGGCGCGGTAGGGAGGAGAGGCCCGCGCGCCAATCTGGATTAGGAAACGGGACGGTCGGCAGCGTTGCCCTTGATGACGGTCGCGCCGGCAGCAATGCTGGTGCCCGATGCCTTCGTCAGGACAACGCGGATATAGCGGCAATTGCCGATATACCCCTGTTTATAAACCTTGCTCGCCTCAAGCGTTGCGGGCAACGTGCCTACAAGGTGGCTTGCGGCAACGTCCGTAAACGTAGGCGGCGAATCCAGTTCTTCGGCTTCCTGCACCTTGGCAGAGAAAGCACCGCTACCAGCGATTGCGCCCGTCGAGATAACGACAGCGGCAGAGTCGAAGCCGATCAGGTCGATTTCGTCCGATTCAACGGTTGCCGACTGCACGGCGGGCGCGATGGCCTGCACCGCGCCGATATTATGAGCGAGATCACGCATATCTGTTTACCCTTTGTTCTCTTAAGCGGTGGCCATCTTCAGCTTGCGGAAGCGCGCGGCCTGCAGGACACGGCCACCAGTGCGGCGGGTGGCGTGAATGCGGGTCAGCCCCTTCGTGGCGAGCAGATACGGGTTGACCAGGATCGACATGGCGAGACGGTCAACAATGCGGTAAGCGCTGAAATCGCCATAGACGATCGGGAAGGCGTTCGCCGCGATATCCGGCATGTCCACCATTTCCACCACAGGACGGCCAAGCACGGTAGCGGGCTGGCCTGCCTGAAATGACGGCTGCCAGAGATAGCGGCCATCACCATCCTTGAGGGTGCGGACGATGCCCAAAGTGGTGCCGTTCATGGTCCAAGAGCCGTTGTTACGGTACGCGGCCGGCAGGTCGTACATCATCTTGATCAGCGCATCGGCCTTCAGGTCGGTTGCGTGACCGTTGAGATACGAGTCGATATCGGCATTGGTCATGAAGCCCTCGGGCTGCTTCGAACCGCTGCCGTTGACGAAAGCCGCGCCTTCCTTCTTGCCGAAATCTTCCGAAAGAGCGAGTCGCACCTCGGCTTCCGCCGTACCGCCACTATCGGCCAAGAGTTCGTTGGAAATATCGACAAAAGTCATCAGCTTGTTGGCGGGAACCTCGGCCTGACCGAAAGTCATGGTCGATTCTTCGCTGTCCTCGCCTTCGCCTTCCCACTGTGCATTCGTAATGCCGGTGCGCTTGGGATATTTGACCGACGGCGACACGATCGACCGGACGCTTGCAACGGAGCGGATAGGCGAAAACTCGACCAGTTCGCGGATCATCTCGTTCGACATTTCGGCCGGTGCGAGATAGCCGCCCTGCTCGTCATTGGAGACGGTAAGAGATTTAAGTTCTTCGGCGGGCGTGGCATCACCGCGACGAAGATAGGCCGCGAAAGCCTTATGCTCGATTTCCGCCTTTTCGTCCTTTTCGTCGGCGGTGCCTGCGGGGCGATTGGCCTTCTTTTCAAGGTCGGCAATCTTCGTCTGGAGAGCCTTGATCTCTTTGGCTTCCTTTTCGGTGCCTTCGTCCTTGGCGGACTTCTCTTCGAGCTTTTTGAATCGCTCGTCCACGGCCTTCTGAAGGTCTTCAAGCGCCTTAGTTACGATGGAGACAGGTTCGTCGTCTTCCGCCTTCACGATGAAGGCAGGATCAATATGCTTGGTCATTTTTTACCTCTGGAGGTTAGGAAAGAGCGCGCGCGGCTCTGTTGATGGCTTCTGCGATCCGGATCGCTTCGATAGCCGATTTTGCGCTGGTAACCCGTGCGCCCGGGTGCATCGGAAGCGTAACTAGAGACGCTTCCAGAAGTTCGAGATCCTTGATTGTGCGGCCGCCGCCTTTGCGTTTAACCGCCTTTTTCGTGATAAAACCCACGCTGACGCCTTTGACGGCACCAGACTTAACTAGGGCATGGATTTCCCTAGCGCGCGGCAGATCGTTGATCAGGAGACGGCCTTTCAGATGGAGACCGTCCGCCTTTTCTTCCGCCGTATCCCATGCGCCAGCCGGGTCATTCATATCGTGGCCGAAGAGAAGCGGTATAGGCATCTTTGCCGATTTGAAGGCTCCCGGTTCTATCCAGTCGCCTACGCGGTCACCGGAGCCGAATGGCCATGCAAGAGCGGTTATGCTGCCATCGTCAGAGCCGAGAATCTTGGTCTCGAAAAATAACCTGTCCATTAGCGAAAATTCCTTCGGTCGGCGGCGAAGGCATCGACCTGAGCCTGCACCCACTGGACCTTGAGAAGCCGCAAGAGATTGGCCGTATTGAACGGAACAGCCTCATCGCCTTCGGTGATTTGCCACCGGATGACATGGCGGGCGAGGCAGTTTAGGCGGGCTTTCTCGCGGTTCTCGGCAGTGATACGGCCATCGGCGTCGGCCATCTCGGAAAGTTCATCAGAGAGAGCGAGCCTAGCCTTATGAGCCGTTTCTGAATCAGGCCCGACAATCGTCATCTTGATTCCGGTCGGCGTGCCATCGACAGGATCGGCCAATTCGAACTCCCGGCCGCGCTCCTGATCGGCGGCGAAGTTCATAATCTCGTCAAGTTGCATTCTGGTCCTCGATCTCCTGTAGCCGGCGCTTCAATTCATCCTTTTCGGGATCACCGCCGGGTTTTGCGGCATTGGGTTGTGACGCGCCTGTATTCGGATTCGCGAACTGATTGCCGTCTGGATACGGAGCAAGACCGCCAAGCCATGCGCGGCCTTCATTTGGATTGATGACGCGGGCGGCAATCAGAGAATTGATGGCAGTGGCGCGAGCGGCCAAATCGACATTGGAAAAATCATCGCGGTCGAATCTGATCGCAAACCGCTTCCTATCCTCCGGCTGGAAGAGAGCACGGCGTAATGCGGCCTCTACAGCCTTCAGCCAGGGTTCGAGGCAAAGGAGAAGGAATTGCCGTTCCATCTCGGCAGCGTTGGACCATGTGGCCCGTGATAGGTCGCCCAACATGCTGGCCGGGATGTTGAAGGCGCGGGCGCACTCTTGCAATTGGAATAATCTTAGCTGCTGAAACTGACTATCTACGCTGTTAAGCGCCATCGGATTCCAGGTCGCGCCGTCCCAAAGGATTGCCGTCTTACCGGCTTTGTCGGCACCTTCGTTTGCGGCTTTCCAGCCTTTCAACATGGCTTTCACGCCGTCATCGCCGATGGGCTTTGGAGACTGAATAACCCCACCAGGCCGTGCGCCGGAACCGAACAGCCGTGCCGCGTGCTGTTCCATGACCAGAGCAACGCCGATGGCTTCTCGTGCTAGAGAAAGCGGCGCTTTGTCGTATGGCCCGCGAACATGGATGATGTTCTGGCTGTCAATGGTGCGGCCGTTGATCCGGTAGATCGGCTCGCCGGTATCCTGCGTCAGATCTACGTCAATGACGCCGGGACGGTAGCGAATAATCTCGGTCGGCTCATCATTGACCCAGTTGACGAAAGCCGTCCCGCCACGGTCGCGGCAGAGAGCATCGACGACTAGGCCACGGATAAGCTCGTAGCCGGAAGTCCAATCGTTCGCTTCGTCTGCAATCAGGCTGGTAACGGGATGCTCGACAACGGTTTCGGTCCTATCCTCCGCGATCTCGACAACGCGGATATCGAGACAGGCGGCCGCTTCCGATATGGTCCGAACGGCCGAAGCAACGGCGGGGACTTTCAGCGCCGATTCAGCCGAGACGCTAATCCCTGCATTCGTAGGACCGCTGGCGCCGAATAGGTCAAAGAGCCATGACTCTGGATCGCTAATAGATTTCTGCTCGACAGGCTGCTGCCGAGTGAAAAACGGTAACTTCATTCGAAGTCCTGAATTTTGGGCAAATAAAAAACCGCCTCAAAGGGCGGCTGCGAAAGTATGCCCTATCTCTGGACACACCAGTATTGATTAACCCGGAGTATGAATCAGAATACAGAATCTGTCAACCTTAGTGCTAAGTTATTGATATCAGAATCAATTCATCGGATTTTGAATCATGACAATTCAAAGATGCTTAGCAGAAACGGGACTGACCGATTCCTTTTTTTAGTTTCGGTTCAAAATGACGCGAAACTAGTAGGGACGATTACGCCCCTCCAGTTCCCGGCCGCGATTGTTCTATCCATACCAGTCTATCCAGTTCGGATTGAACGGCAGAACGGAATTGCTCTATTTGCCGATCAATCTCGGTATCATTAAATCCCGCTTTCATCATTTGGCGGCGGATTTGGTTGATCTTGTCATTCCATGCCCGACTGGCCTGCCGTTCCTTTTTCGTATGAAGGATGCGAGCAATAGATTTGATCTCGTCCAGCCTCTTGGTGCGAGGGAATGGGATTACCTTTCTAGGTGGAGAAGGAGGAGTCCATTCAAAGAGGTCGCATTGCATCAGTAACCCCCTTTCGCCCTAGCGTAAGAGTTCATCGGAAGATCGGTTTCCTCCGATGGTGTCGGCATCTCAATTCCGGGTGCTGTGTCTGGTATACTATATGGTGGTGATATTCTCACCCCATCAGCATCCCGGTTTTGGGCTTCATGGGGTGATCTCGTCACCCCATTGGGGTGATCTCCTACCCCCATTCCTCCGTTTATGGGGTGATCTCCTACCCCCATTGGGGTGATATTCTCACCCCGGCTTTTTTTCGTAGGGGCGGGTTTCGGACGCCAACGCATGAAGTCTTTCGTGGCCGGCATGGCGCTGCGCTCTGGCCAGTCGATAGGGTATTCGGTCAGTGTCCATGTGCTGGCTCGGCTACCTCCACCTTGCGCGCGCTTCCAACTGAATGAACCTTTCTGTGACAGTTTAACGAAGCCTCGATCAATCAGATCTCGCAAGGCCCTGTCGGCGGGACCGTTGCTACAACCCAATGCCCGCTCCATCTCGGAACCGCTGAAGCCGATATCGCCGTTGTTGTTGCCGGTGTACCGCTTCTTGAATTCGACCAGGAGCGCGCGGCCATAGGAGTCCAGAGACTGGTAGGCCGCGCTTTCAAGCACCCAGTGATACAGGCGGACGTGGCGCGGCTCGCGGGCCGAACGTCCCCTGTTATCATGCTTACTCATGCCGTTACCTTAAAAGGGGATTTCTGAATCAAGGCGATCAGTAGCGCGCCTATCGAGCCGCGAAGTGAGCGCCTCGGTATCGGAAAAGATGCTTTCCATCCGCGACCAGATCGCGCTGTCCGCGTCATCATCGGCCAACATCGCAGCGGACACGATGACACTGGCGGGGAGATGATCGAACGACTGGCGGGCGGCCTTCACTGCGTCAGGGTCGCCAGCAAGCTTATGGTGACGGATCCACGCGGCGACGATCGCAATCGCCGCCGCCTTCAATTCGTGCCGGGTCATCCTTATGCCTCCTCGTCCGTCCAGATCAGCCGCGCGAAGTCTGCAACGACTTCCGCCTGAAGGAGAGCCAGCGCGCGCACCAATGCGAGCCGGGATTCTCCGTTGGTAAGGCCGTTGCTGTACGCCCCAGACTTTTTGAGAAAGGATTGCACCAGGCTATCGGGATGGTGCTCGATCAACGGACGAAAGCCCGCTGCGATTTCCTCGGCCCCATCCGAAATGCGCGCTTCGTCGAAGGGGGCGTTCATGCCATGGCCTCGATCTGGTCGAACCGATCCGAGATCACATCAAGGCTGACGCCCTGAAGCATGTCGATGACATAGCCTTCTCCATCGACCACAGAGAAAGGCCC